CTCAGGCGCATCGTCCTCAAACGACACCCGGCAATAGTCCTCTGCCGCAGCCTGCGCCTGCCGGATCAGGCTCTCCAGAACCATATCCTCCTCATCCTGATCGATGCGCAGATAGGCTTTCATCTCATCTACCGACACGATCATGGCACATCACCTCACTCGGCTGCTGCGCTCGCCATGAGTCCGGCTTCCCGCAGGGCGGCGAGGAGGGCGTTGAAATCCTCCCTGAGCGCCGCCACCGTGGTTGCTTCGCTGTCGGCGATATAGGGCAAACTGGATTCGCCGCCATGCGGCAAATCGAACAGCCCCTCCGCGCCCTCGACGGTCGCGCCGGGCAGAAATGTGAGCTTGCCTCCGATCACCCATTCTGCGCCGCCGTGCGCGTGAAAGTTTCGTGCCGTGTGATCCATACCTCTTCATCCTCCTTACGCGCTCTTCATGGCCAGACACTTGAGGCCCTCGGTCTGCACCAGCCTTCCGTCCACGCGCTGCGTCACGCGAAAGCCCACCTGACCAGTCGCCGCGTACAGTTCGTTCAACCGCTGCATGGAGCGGCCCTCGCGATCCGCGATCCAATAGCTCGTCAGGTCGCCGAAGAGGATCGGCTTTGCCGCCGCCGCGATCACCGGCATGTGCGTCGAGGTCACCAGCCGGTATCCCAGCAGCATGTCCGGCTCGCCCTCCTTCATGCCCGGCTGCCAGAGGTATTGTCCGTTTCCGTCCTTCAATTTGCGGATGGCCTTGATGGTCGAATCGTGCATCAGGAACACCGCGCGCTTGCGGTAGGGCGCGCGCAGCGAATAGATCAGGTCGAGCAGCTCGTCCGCCGTGATGGCTGTGGCGCTGGCCGCGGTTACGCCCGCCGCCGCGCCGTTGGTAGCGTGCAGCATGCCGTAGGGCTTGCCGGAACCGTCGCCGCTGATGAACGCCGCTTCCTCTGCGTCGCCCACCCGACGGGCGAACTCCGTGGCGATGTAGCTGGCGATGTCGAACACGCTGTCCTGCAACAGTTCGTCCGACACCTTGATCATGGACGCGATCTTGTGTGCCCCGATGGTGATCTGGCCAAAGGCATCGTCGGACTCGGGGATCGTGCCTTCCTCCTCGACCCAGCTGGCCGTGCCATGAGAGGCCACCAGCGGGATCTTGCGATCGCCTGAGCTGGTGCGGATGATCTTGCACAGACCGCGCAGTCGGTTCTCCTCCTGCAGCGCGTCCACGAGGGTGCGCTCGTATTCGTCCGGCACAAGATAGCCGCCTTCTGCATCGTCGCCGATCTGCAGCGCGTTCTGCACGATAAGATGTCCGCCGCGATTGCGCATGGCCGTCCAGAACGCGGCCTTATACTCGTCCGAGCTGCGGCCGGGGCGGCTATTGGGGCGCGTTTCCGGTCGGGAGGCCAGCGGCGTCATCGTCGGTGCGTTCAGCTCGCGCTCCATCTGCGCGGCGTGCTCCTCGCGGTCGATGACGCGGCCCAGCTCAACCACCTCCTGCTCCATGCGCTCGTATTCCGCCGCGTCCTCGGCGGAGAGCATCCCATTCTCATCCTGATGCTCTTTGAGGAACGCCTTGGCCTTGTCCCAGATCTGCCCGCGCTTTTCGCGCATTTCGAGAATCCTGTTCATACATTTCCTCCTCTTTGGGTCTTATCGTCTGCTTGGTGTAATGAGTTCCAGCCGCTTCATGAGCTGAACGGCGGGAACACCGGGCTTTACAGGCTGCGGTTCCGGGGGAACTTCCCGCTCTGGCGCAGCCTGTTGGGGCGCTTCTTTGGCTACAATGGGCTCGGTCTGTGGTTTGGTGGCTTCAGGCTGTTCCGCTGCAGGTTCTTCCGGTTCAGACGCGTCCTTTTGCCTCGCCACAGCGCGGAGGCACTTTGGGCGACTGCGCTCCAGCCATGCCGCCACCTTTTCCTTGGCCTCCGCCAGATTTGTTTCATGACAAAAGGCGGCGTTTACAACCCCGCTGCCCATGTCCACAATTCCGTCGATAAACCCATCCTGCAATGCCGCGCTCGCGTCCATCCATGTTCTGTCGCGCATCATGGCGCCAATTTCCTCGCGGGGCTTATGGCAGCGCCTGCCATACACGTTGAGAATGCTCTCCTTGCACGCCCGAAGAAGTCGGATCGCTTCCGCCAGATCCCGCTCGTCTCCCCAAGCCGCCACGGACGGATCGTGGATCATCCAAAGCGAACCCTGCGTCATCTCCAGCCGGTCCGCTGCCGTGGCCAGCACCGTCGCCGCCGAAGCCGCCGTGCCGGAGACGATGATGTGAACATTGGCTGGATAGGCGCGAAGGTCATCGAACATCCGCACCGCCGCGTTGCACGATCCGCCGTAGCTGTTGAGTACGATGCGCAAGTCGTCATACGAATCCGGGTCTTCTGCATCCGGCGGGTAGAGCAACGCGTGCAGCGCATCCGGCGTAATCTCGTCCCCAAACCATTCTTCGTCGTCAATATATCCGTTCAGGTGGATTTCTCTCAAGTCTCATCACCTCGATTCTCCGCCCACGCGATGCCGGCGAGAACAAAAAAGACGCAGGGCACAGCCACGCTGTTGCCATACGCCTTGTATTGCGCCGCATCACTGTGCGGGTCTTTCAGCCATTTCGCTACTCTGCCGGGACTGGCCCGAGCCGCCTTTCCCTGTGCGCGGTACCAATCCTCGAACACCCCAACCCACCTGGCGATCTCCCGCTCACCGGGTTCCTCTGTTCCTAGATGTTCCGTCCAGCCGTCCGGAAAGCCCTGCAGCCGGCAGCACTCCAGCGGCGTCAGCCGGCGCACGAGGTAGTCCTCCGGCGATGCGGAGATCGCACCCGGCCCTTCCGCGATCAGCGTGGCGGCGACTTCTTCCCGCACGCTCAGACGGTACTGGGCGTTTTCGCCGGACGTGAAGCATGCCCGGTCAAAGCAGTAGGACGGGGACTCATGACCGATGACCGGCGGGTCCTTCCAGTCACGCGCCATGATGGGGGATGCGACTTCCCGGTCTATCTGCATATATGAGCAGGCAGTGACATAATAGGCGGGAACCTTCGGCTCTACCACCACCATGCCGCCCTGATTGCAGCTCGCCGA